TCGGAACGGACGCTACGGCAAGAGATACACTCGTATATTTATTATTTCGTATTTGGTTAATGTCCGAATAGGATAACGCACATTTAGGATTATTTATTTTTTCGCACGGCAGCGACGTTATTTCATCCATATATTTATCTTGGAACGCTTATCGTATTTCTATGTTTGTTTTTATGTCGTTTCATTGTAAGCAACCATCATCACAGATGCTGAAACTCGACGCAAAGGTATGGGGTCCTCATTATTGGTTCTTTTTAATGACGACTGCGGTGAATTATCCGGACCATGTCAACGATGTCACACGTAAAAAATACTACGATTTCATCCAGAATTTCCCGATGTTTATTCCAGACCCAGAAATGTCGGCCGAGTTTGCTAGAATGCTCGATAAATACCCGGTTACACCCTATTTAGACAGTCGAGATTCATTCATCAAATGGGTCCATTTCATCCACAATCGATACAATATTCTCCAATTGAAGGATGAAATGCCGTTACATGATGCGCTCGAGAAATATTATCTACACTACCGACCCAAACCGATACAACTGCTGGAAGAATTGAAATATCGAGAGAAACTTGTGTATTTCTTGATTGTTGCGGGATTGGGATATGCTGCGTATTATTATCATAACAAATGACGGAATAACGGAATTACGGAATATTTTACTATCATAATATAACTACATCATTGTATTATGGTAAAGGCCGAATATATCGTCTTTATTATCGCAGCAGTTCTTATCGTAAATACATACTATGATGGGCGACTCATAAAGATGTTTCAGAATAACCAAAAATGGATAAAAATGGCGACATTCGGATTCGTCGGTCTCTCGCTCTTCCTGTTTCTTCGCCGTAATCCGGAAAACTCTAGGCAACTGTTCTATCATGCCAATGATATTATCAAATACATGCCGGTGAGTAAGGGGACCGCGGATATGTTGACTCCTTTTTTTGATATGACGGGGGTTCCGCCCCCCAACGACGGCGGTGCGATGGGTGGTGCGATGAGTGGTGGTCTTGGCGGCGCAATGATGAGCGCGATGGGTGTCAAACGAGCACAACCTATCGCACAGCCGTCGTTGGGGGGCGGAACCCCCGGCGGAACCCCCGGCGGAACCCCCGCAGAACGAAGAATCCTCAATTCCGGCAAGGGGTCTAGCAAACGTAGTGTCAGCGAAACAAAGAAGAAATATGTAGCCGCGCAACAGGGATGGAAATGCGGGGATTGCCAGCGTCAGTTGCCCGCATGGTTTGAGGTCGACCATGTTATTGCTTTAGAGCACGGCGGCTCCAACCACGTCGACAATTTAGTTGCGTTATGCCGCGATTGCCATGGTAAAAAGACTGCGATGTCGTTTCTATAAAATTATATCTTATAATTATAACTGGGTGTGGTTGTTATAATTATATTATAGCCAATGAATGAAAATCCATCCGCAGCAACAGCAACAGCCGCAACAGCAGCAGCAGCACCACCGGCGCAAGATGGCAGTCTAAAATTACTATTAAACTATTTACCCATTGTCGTTCTATTTGTCATTCTGTTGGTTGGGTTTCTCACATCAGGGGTCATCAAAGGAAAACTGTCGGTATTCGTAACACTCATCGTATCCATCGTATTCGTCATGTTTATCCATCATTTTAATCCAAATAAGTATGTTACCTTGAATCGCGATAGTTCGGCAATCTTGATTCCAGACCCACCGGCCAACTCTACATTTGATATGAGTATGTGGTATATTTTAATCGCGGTTGTCATCGGTATTATCGGTATTGGTCTCGGATTCGGAAGCACTGACATCTCTCGAAAAGGCGATGGTGGTTCATACGACCCGTCGAAATTCCTCGTCGGTTTTGGCGGCGCATTTCTCGGAATCATCGGATTCTTTCTCATTATTTCCGCGTGTAAATTATTCAGTGTGGGCGGCGAATGGATTCAGAATTTTTCGCCAAAGATGCTCGTGTTGGGCGTGTTAACGTGTGTTGTCATCGGTATTCCAATGCTTGTGAGTGGAGTAAAAATGCGCGAACAATCCGAAACGATACCTGCTGAATCCAAGGGCGATTTCGCCAAAGAACTCGCGACGAATGGCGCCAATGTCGCGTTAAGTATCGGCGTGATTTTACAAATCATCATTTTCGCGTTCTTCGCCTATTTGGCCTGGAGAAACTCCACCGGTGATTCTGCGACAACCGTCAAAATGTCGGTCGGTCTTACTGTCGCGGTTTTAGTCATCATCGGCGCGATATTTATATCCAAAAGTCAGCGAGGACCCGGATTCGATGGCGCGAATTCAGCAGAAATCGGGTCTTTCGAAAACAAGGCGTTCCTCGTCCACGGCATCATTTACCTTATCATCGGGGTGCTTTTTCTCGCACTGTTGTTTCGCAAGAATCCGATGCTTACCGTGTATAAGGGGTTCTTCGCCGTGCTTATTCTCGGTATCTTATCTCTCACCGGTTGGTCTCTCGTAGAGATGACTGCGGTCAGCGAAATTCCGACCGCGGACTCGATTTTGAAGAAAGACCAATCCGATAACCAAAAATACGCCAACGCTTACATGGATAGTGGTTATTACCAACAATTACGCGCGGAAGTCATCAAAGACATGCGCCAAAAATCCCCAAATGCGGACGTCAGTGTCGATTCCGAGGAGGTAAAGGCCGAAATGGACCGTCGTCTGGACGAACTACGGAAAAAGACGGAGACCCCTTCCAAAGTCGTCTTGATTCTGTTTTCAATCCTGTCCATCATTATCGTCATATTGATTCACGTAACCTATAACGCGCGTTTGATACTTGCGAGTTGCGGAAGATTACCCACGGGTTGGTCGTGGGTAAAGGAAGTATTCATCCATGTATTCAAAGGTGATTGTACTGATATTGACACATCATCAGTAAAGGTAGATGATATTGCGAAGAATCAGACTCCGCCGTATTCCCAGAAGATAAAGGAAGACAATATGTATTCAGCAGACTGGGATACAATTTTATCGAAGCATGAACCGAACACCGACAATTTCAATCCCATCTTTGTTCATCTCGCGAAAATGTTTTCATATATTCCATTCTTGTCGGTGATATTGCTTCTATTGTGGTTGTCCGTGATGTTTACGAATGTGACGACGTCACCGGATACCAGCGAGTGGATTGCGAGTAATTTTAGTGGAGATATGTTTCCGCGCGTCAAAGAACTGATTGACACATTCTTTATCGTATTGATTGTAGGACTGTTGTTATGCGGATTTTTGTTACTTCCCTTCGTCAAGGAAATGGAGATTGGCGGATTGAATTCGATTTTGAAGTTTGCGGAATCCATCCAAGTGTGGCAATACAAAAAGAATGAGCCGGCCAGCAGTGCGAGCACGTTTTTAGCAATTGCTGGTTTTGTGGTCGTTTCCGTTGTCGGATTATCGTGGTGGTGGAAGTATCTCAACGAGACGAGAAAGGGCGACACATCACTGCCGGTCGTTCCACAGAATTGGGGATGGGCCATCGCATTCGTCATCATTCTGGCAATTTGTTCGATGCCCGCATTTTACAATTTTTACGGAACCGGCGTTCATCCGGATTTCGAAAAGGAAGGAATCCTCATCCGCGCGCTCCGTCTCATTTTAACTACAGTGTATTTGGTTCCATGGGTCTTTGTCACGATTTTTAAAATCATCATATACGGCTTGGGTTCATTGACTGGTTCACAAGCGTTCGCGGAAAAGCGCGATGAAGAACTTGCGAAACTGAACTTTTGGAAATGGTCGGCGGGTGAAACGGACCTGCGTATGTTTCCGACATCAGATGATGTCATTCAACCGAAGGATGTCACATTGGCCTCCAGTGCGACCGGTGCCGCCGATGCGCCTTCTGCTGCCGCTGCCGCCGCCACCGAAGCGCCCCCCACTGGTATCGCCGAAACCAAAGTAAGCGCCATCGGAAAACTCATCAAAGTGGTATTACTCATCGTTTCATTCGTCATATTCATTCTCACGATTGTGTACTTTGTGTATAAGATTGATGGAACCAACCGTGTCAGCAAAGCGGAATCCACATCCGATGGTGGGTTCGTCAATCAATTGAATTCTCCTACCGCGCAAACCATCTACATCATTATGGCGATTGTGGGAATTGCGGGGTTGGTCGCGTATCTCCGAGAGAAATTCACAAAAACAAATTCGAAGACGCCGGAAGATTACCTGTTTGAAGACACCAAACCAGAAGACTCCAATAGTCCCATGCGCCAACTCACATTCGGTATGACACACATCATCTACATTATCCTCATGATTGTTGTATGGATTTATGACAAGGACAAAGATGGGAATCCGATGATGGCTGGAATGACAGTATTAGCATTCGCAATTCTCTTCTTTCATTATTTCTTGGAATTCATCGATAGCAAACGTGCGCTTGGAGCTTCCGGTGAATCCGAGTCCAAAGACGGCGCAACTTCCACGGCGAGCTCCCTTCTTTCCAATACCCGTTTTATCGCCAATACCATCTTTCTCATCATCATCGCAGCGCTGGCTCATTACAAACGACACGAAGTGATGGTCGTCGTTATCATTTTTATGTTCTTATTCCATCTTACAAAGTCGATTCTCGGTATTAAATTATTGAAGTTACTGTGGTCGTGTATCGTGTATATTCCATGTCTATTCCTGGGTCTCCTTACTGCTACACAGTTCTCATTCGGTGATACAACTCGCCCAATATGGATTATTGTCGCGATTGAGTTGCTTCTCATCGCGATTCTTATTGGCGGACCTTACTTGGTGAACCTCATCGGCGCATCCGCCTCACAAATCGTAAGCGCTCCCGTATCACTCAAACAGAAATATGACACGAATTTGGATACGCAAAGTCCGAGCATTTTCATTTTCCATAATACTGGCAAGAATCGCACTCCCGAAGATATTGCCGCGAATTGCCCGGTGGAAGAAAAGAAGCGCTACAACTACGCGATATCCGGATGGTTTTTCTTGAATAATAACGTCACTACGAAAAATGAGGATTTAGAAATATTCAACTTCGGAGATGTTCCAACGATGACATATAACGCATCCAAGAACGAATTCAAACTGAAATGTAAATTGTTGGATATGGCAACCGGTGGGTCGAAGGACGGTATTACTGAAATCTACAATTCCAGAAAGAATTACAATCAACTCACCAAGGCGAATTCGGAGGACAAGCAAACGAAATTGAAGATATTGAACGAAGATACACGTTTGGATGCGGATATCCCGCTTCAAAAATGGAACTATTTCGTCATCAACTATGACGGGAAAACGATGGACCTCTTTCTCAACAATGCGTTGATATTTAAGAGCGATTTCATTATGCCCGATATCCAGATGAAGATGATTACAGTTGGTGATACTACCGATAACAAGGGGTTGAATGGCAGTATATGTAATTTCGCTTTTCACAAAGAATTGCTTACCAAGGAACAAATTCGTTGGACGTATACCATGTTGAAATCACAGAATCCACCCATGATTGGAATGAAAACAATCGAGGATGAGGGGGTTGTAAATTCAATGGTATATTCGCAATAATTTATATATCACACATTTATATATTACCCCCGTTCAATCAGGAAATCAAATGAATTCAAAATTAGTTTTAGCAATCGTTGTGATTCTTCTCCTGTTATACGTCATTTTCAAAGCATTGACTACAAGCTATACAACTTTAGGAACGATGCAAAAGTGGTCCAACCGAATGACGTTACAGGGTTCAAATCTACCAAGTAGTTTCAAAGCAAATAGCGCGATTTCGGTGTGGTTTTACATCAAGAAGTGGGTCAACGGAACCAAGCTCATCACGTTTCATTCCGACCCTGGGGCCAGCACAGGAGCAACTATTTTCCGTGTCGTCTTCAAAGACAATACCAACACGATTCAGATTAATCCTAGGTCAGGTTCATCGAACCCCGACTTTGACTGCGAAGTATCCGAGTTCCCTCTTCAGAAGTGGGTGAACCTCATCGTCAGTTTTAACGGTTCCGCGATGGACGTGTATGTGGACGGTAAGCTTGTGAAGTCATGCGTTGTTGGCGTGGGTTCTGAACTGGCGAAGACCCAGAGTATTGTTTTAGGCGATGATACAAAAACCGAGGATGTCGGATTTATCACCAATGTGAAACTGAAAGCGTCTCCTATCGCACCACAAGAAGCGTGGGATATTTACTCGCAAGGATTTGGCGGAAGCCCTTGGAGCGACCTTCTCAACAAATACAAGGTGAAATTGAGTTTTATTGTGGATAACCAGGAGCAGGCGAGTGTAAGCACGTAGTGAAGTGGAGTGAAACGGAACCGAATGGAACCGAGTGAAGTGAAACGGAACCGAAACCGAAACCGAAACCGAAACCGAAACCGAAACCGAAACCGAAACCGAAACCGAACAGAAATTCATGAATGTTTAAAATTTCATTCATGAATTGTTTTTTTACTTCATAATATATAGTTACAATAAACATATAAATATGAGTGATAGTGGCGATGGAAGCAGCGGAAGCAGCGGTGGATTATTAAGCGGTATCACGTCCAGTTTCTCAAAACCAGGTGATGCCGGTCTCTCGTCCTCTAGTAATGGTTCTGGGGCCGGTGGTTTCGGAGTTAAGGAATTTATGGAATCAAATAGTCTCGTGGCGAAGTTCGCTTTTATTTTGATGGTCTTCATCGTATTCTCCATCGCCGTGAAAGTCGCAATTATATTGTTGTCGTATTTCATGCTTCCATCCATGACCCCCTATGTATTGAATGGAACCGCGAATACGGAAGATCTCGCAATGAATATTACGCAAGACCCATCGAATGAGAACTCGGTCTTCATCGCTCGGTCCATGAATGAGGATGGCGGTTTAGAATATACATGGTCGTCCTGGTTTTTCATCAACCAGGTTCCGCTTCAAAAGGACAAATATTCAAGAATCTTTAGCAAAGGCGGTGAAGGAACAAAATCAGCGGATGATGGACTGTATTACCCGAATAACGCCCCAGGATTGTATATCAAGTTCACGAACAACATCAATGACGTCAATCCGGACCGCACGGACAAGGGTGTCAATGTATCATTGCTGGCCGTCGTGGATGTCAGTGGAAAGAAGGATAATACGTCCGACCCCAAACAGAACTTACACGAACGTCTCATCGCAACAGATATTCCGATTAAGAAATGGGTAAATGTCATCATTCGCGTTACCAACAATGTCATTGACGTCTACGTCAACGGTCGTTTGGCACAGCGTCGCAAAACCGCGGGCATTCCCATCCAAAATTACGGTAAGGTGAATATCGGCGAGAATAAAGGCAAGGACCGCTTTAGTGGGTATATTTCGACGATTCAATATTTCAATTACTCCATTGGCGCGAATAAGATTAAGAGTATTGCCGATGAAGGGCCCAACCTGAAGATGATATCTTCGGGAAGCGACACAGCAGCGACAAAGAACGTCGGTTCTTATCTGTCAAATATATGGTATATGCGGTAATATTTTTTTACACTGTCATATCAGCAATACGCAAGCAATCGCGAAGTGCGGATAGTCGTCGTGTAAAAAAATATACATATGTCTACTACCTCACCACCCACATGGATACCACAATTACAACAGGATGTAACCACGTCAAACGGGCAGACCATTTATGGAGATGTATATTTCTTAAGCGAGTATAACCATCGATATAATGTGTATTCATTACGATACTCTACTACATTTACACTTCAGCCTGGCACATTCACCTACCCGGCCACGGGTGTGGGGGCCGGCCTTCGAGACACCGATGTTTCATCCGCATTAACGAGTCGTCGCAGCACCCTCATTGGTATGATTCCGTTGATTAATCTCGGCACAAACAACTCGAAAACCCCAATCACGTTTTCCTTTCCGACGAATAATTCCGCAGTGACCGTCATCTCATTAGAGAAGGATTACTACGTGATTCCACAAGCATCCGGCGACCCATTGAATACGGTCGGTATCTATAAAAACCCAGGTGCCGCAGATATTCGCATTCCCTATAAAAATGTCCTTTTAATCAACGGGGTCTTTGATGCGTCGGGTGGAACCATGTTCGGCCAGTCTTCCACGATGATTCGAATGGAGATAAAACAGGCGGAATATCAGGCAAGCGGCGTGGGTGATGATACAGAGTCCTTTTCCGAGAAAAAAATTATGTTACCGCTGACGATTCAACGCACCGACACCAACATCGCGCTTGTTCTACCCTTTACAGGACGGCATCCTACGACGGGTGTTATCAGTAGTAAGTTGAATTCTGTTCCCAATTCGAGCGGTATCCTTACACGCGAATATCTCGACGCATCCATCGACTTGAATTTCCCCGATTTCGCCACGACAACGCGTCGTAAAGTCACGGATGGAACGCCCGACTATGAGAATGTCATCTATTATTTGAGTCTATCGGATGTTCGAACCTTCACGTATCAGAATGACTATGTCACGATTGTGGGTCCAAAGATTGTATTTCGGCGGTCGACTACCCAGCCCGATGGCAACGACGTGACAATTCCCATCAAGTTTCTTCAAGAGGAGACGCCCATTTATAATCGGTCATCCCAGCGTATCGGCGATATGCTCGGATACAATACGACCATACAGGTGAAAATCATCAAATCTACGCCAACCTTTGTCGGGCAGATTCCGGAATCGAATACAGGAAACTTGTCGACGATATACAAACTGCCAGATATGAATAAAATGACGACCGATGGATCATTCTCGCTGGTTCCGCCAGGTTCGAACAATACGGACGTGGACGCAACTTTCATCTATTCATCCTCCAATAATGATATTCTGACAATTCGCGTGTCGGGAACCGGTTCATATACCGCGATGATTTACGGCTCCGGTTCAGTTACGGTGACAATTACACAACCCGCCACGATTAATTTCAATCAAAAAATCGCCGTCTTTAATGTAAACGTATTCGATATCACACCCGCGATTATCAATTGTAATGTGAACGTATTCTACACCAATCCATACAATCGCCAGTTCTGGACGCGTTTCACACCGACGTGCCGTTCATCGAATTTGGTGGATAGTGCGACGGGCTTGAAACTCACCGCTACCCAGGTCGATGAAGTCTATGATATGCGTCGTAAAGTCGAAATCCTGAAATACAACAAAAATGTCGGCGGACTAACAAAGAGTCAGAAGTTCGCGAAGGCATCACGCGGAGAATTAATGCGGAAAATCGGCAATGAAAGTAACTATTTGACGGGGGGTCCCGCCGGCCAATTTTCGCTGGTGTGTCCGACGACGCCGGGGAATAGTCGCTTATTATGCGGCCTCACCTCCGCATGTGGCGTCCCTGGAAAGGAGCGATTGTTGTGTTATGACCCCTCCGTGAATTTATACAACTATAAACGGACCTACGAATACAAGGCGGGTCTCCAATTAACGGCCAATATTCCGACCACTGCGCTCACCGAACCGACGAATTTACGGATTACGAATTACGATAACGTGAATAACCGGATTACACTTGTGTGGGATGCGCCTGATTCAAATGGCGGCTTTCCTATTACGGGTTATGTCATCACGTATTCTATCGATAATAAAACATGGACGCCCTATAAAAGCATCCTTCCAAATGGACCCACCGACCCGTCCGGCGGCGCATCCTACAATAAGATATCCGGCGAATTAAACGGAAACACGGTTATCTTCGAGAGGATACCAAATTTGATTGAAATCCGCGCCAATACGATTTATTATATCTCGGTGTTTTCGGGGAATGTTCGTGGATTATCGAGTGTTCCGGCAACCATTACCGTGAAAACATCGTCGGTGCCATCCATCATTACAGGATTAGGATTCACAAACGCCGATGAGCGACAGAATTTGATGGTCGACTTGAAATGGACCGACCCGGCGAATAGCGGAAACGCCGGTGGTTCATACAATGGTCCACCAATTCGCCAATACAACCTCTATTATCGTAAAGTGCCGGATACAACGTGGTCGAAACAGACATTGGATATTAGCAATGTTATTTCCAACGGACAATCTCGGCGCTACTTGTTGCGTAATCTCTTCAATGAGAGTAAATACGAAATAAAGGTGGAACCCATCAATACGGTTGGTGTGGGTCCAGAATCCGCGATTGTGACTGCGCGAACATTAATGAAACCATATCCGCCCGCCAACGTTGTCCTTACATCAAAATACGGGTTGTTGCCGCCATCGATTACAGATATCTCGCGGAATTATATCAACATTGTATGGAGTAAACCGGACACGGGTGGAAGCCCGATAAAGTATTATAATATAACGATTCGTTCGGGCAGCACAAATATAAACACGACATTCACGTATACCATCCCCCTGGCAGATACGCGGACAACGTATAGCGAAGATATTGGACGGAATGACAATAATTATATCGTGGATGGTTCATATAATATTGTGATTGCGGCATTCAACGGGTATTTGACAAGCATAGATAGCACACGCGCATTTGTAACCGTTTACCCATTAACGTCGAAACCCATGATTTTGAGTATTGAAGGAACATATTCATCGTCGGGTCTAACGTATGCGAGCATGACATTTACCGTCAATTCGACGTGGAATAGTAATATCAAGATATCGAGGATGAAAGTGAATGGATTGAACGCAAGCTATGAACCTCTGACGGATATTAACAACCAGCAAATCACTGGAACGGGGGAGTATACGGTGCGCATTCCCGCGATATCGGCGGGGCGAGAAATTATTATTGTTGGAACCACATATTACGTGACATTATCGTTTGTGTTTAGCACGAACACTATCACCATTGATGAAGTCGCGAGTGAAATATATACATACACGCCGGAGATTAAGTATTTGACGATGTAATAACGTAGAGCCACTGTTGATTCTACATTATTCTATGATTCATTCTCTCAAGCTAGGGTTCGCGCATATCTCTGGGTGCGAAAAGACTTGCCCGGACATACACTTATCGCCGGCTTCGACTTTCACGCAACTTCGAAATCCGCGGTCTTCGCCAATATAGCAGTAACCGGCCTTACCCGTCTGATGTTTTTGTGTTACACTGGTGCTGTCATCTGCGCGGGGCGATGGTCCGGTGTAATTGCGGTCGGCTTTATCTAAAAAGGTATACTTCGTGTCTTCATCCATGAAACCTGGTTTTTTATCTGAACTGTTCGACATTCCTGGTGGAACTGGAGGGCGGTGTGTGGGAGGAACGGGTTTCATCGGAACATGGTCGTTGTTTTCGCTGTCGCTGTCGCTGTCGCTGTCGCTGTCACTTCCGTCGCTACTGTCGCTGCCCTTGCCGCCCTTCTTGCCGCCACTGCTCGCCCCCGCCCCTGCCGCTGCGCTATATGGTTTATTTGTGATACGTGATACAACTTCACGACCTTTCTCTTTCATGGATTGAAAGAATGATTTTATCTTGTCTCCAACTACGCCCATTCCTAAATGAAAGTCTCCGTTGCCGGATAAACTGGTCCACATAAACCATACAATCACGAGAATCAAGATAAATTTAGCCAATGTGGAGAATGTGAAGAAACTGTCGCCGCTGTCGCCGCTGTCGCTGCTTCCAAATCCACTTGGAAGCGATATATCTTTGAACGTGTCTTGTGCTTTATCTTTCAACTCGGAAAATATACCGGTTTTCGCCATTTTAGAACTTACGGAGAGACCACTATTCACAGTTTCATTGTTTGTGGGTGCGCCAAAATTTGTGAATTTAAAAGTCGGGAGTGACATTACTACTATAATAGTATATTATTACACCGACCGAAAAATTATTCATATGGACTGTATTTCTTTGGGGGGTGTTGCTGCTGCTGCTGCTGCTGCTGCTGCTGCGCCCCCGCATTCGAGTCGGTGTTTGGACCGTCTTCATTTTTTCGAACAATTGTATTCATCGCATTCAACGCCTCAAGACGCTTAATTGTGCGTTCTAAATCTCCATTTTTATCTCCCTTATAACCCGCCGATGAAAACAGATAATCCGTATCTGGGCTAATTTCATGCTGTTTGATTTGTTTATAAATCGCGTTGATATTCGCAACCGCCGTTTCAATGACGAGCCGGTCGTTTATCATTTCGATTTTACTATCATATTCCGTCGTCAACAATGATATCGCGAAATATACGAGATACCTGCGCTTTTTGCGAATCCCGGGCGTAAATCGCACACAATATAACCGTAAAAGACTATTCACAATTTTCTGGGTAAGCGGTGATATATCCTCTGCGTCATTGCTGCGCGCGATGATAATATCCCATATCATCCAAATGGGGTCGAATTGAAGTTTATCATCGACAGGAATATGCGACCGACGTTCACATCGACACGTCTCTTTTTTCGCCTTACATATCGTATCGAATTCGAGTATCCATTCTACCCAGTAACACGCAAGTAGTGTGTTTTTAGAATCACTGGAGATGTGATACGCGAATTCATTGACCGCGATGAATATCTCTTTGGGGTCTCTTTCCCTAAAATACTCTTGCGCGTAATCTACCCGCGGTGCTTTCAGACGTTGCGACATGGTTGCGATGTCATATTCCTCCTGTTTCTTGATTTTCACACTGTCGTATTTATGCTGGCGTTTGGAGTTACAAAGAACACATATGATTTCTGCGAAAAGGGACCGCATTTTACTATGATTTCGCAGTCGGAGTTCATTCCCCGAATACCCATTCGATATAATGGATTTGAAACTCTCGTATCGCATTTCAATATACAGCGGTAATTTAGGGTTGGCTAAATGGATATACTTGCTCGCAAATGTGATGATGATGTCCCATAACTCGAGATAATGTCCGGAGCATACGAGTTCTGCGCTCCAATAACACGCGGGTTCGATTTTTGAACTGGTTAAACTATTCAGTAGTTCTTTACGAACATCGGTCTTTTTATAAGATGAAAATGTGATGCCTCGGAAATCACTTTCACTGCGAATATCGTTGATTTCATTGGGGTCGGACATGCGGATGCGGATGCGGATGCGGATGCGGATATTATGTCATTTGTTTTTATTCACGCGAGAATTACGATAATATATTTTATAATGAAATACTAGTAATACAAATCGTATGGCGTCATTCTATAAATCATTTTCAAGTTATATACAATCCATTACACGATGGGAAATTCTGGTTGTATTGTTTATCGTGTTACTGATACTGTGTTTTATTAAGCGCGACTTCGCAACGCATATCGAAGGATTCGAACAAAAGGATAAATACAAAGTATATGAAAACGACACCATTTATGACAGTTTTTATGCGGATATTTATGATGAACTCTTTATTCAACCCAATAAAATCGAGGCGGAAGTCGACGAAATCATTCACATCACCGGCGCGAGAGATGCCGACAAGAAGAATTTTAAAGTGTGCGATTTGGGGTGCGGGCGAGGACATCACGTCGACTTGTTGAGACACAAGGGCGTGAATATCATTGGGTGTGATAAATCCGAGGCGATGCTTCAGAATGCGAGAGATTCATACCCGTCTTCTAAATTTATCCAGGGCGATTTTACAAATCCGATGATGTTTAGCGAAGAGGAGTTCAATGTGCTGACGTGTTTCTATTTTACAGTGTATTATGTGAAAAACAAGCGCGCATTCTTCAAAAATTGCTACCAGTGGTTGAAACCGGAGGGTTACCTTATTTTACATTTGGTGGATAGAAATCATTTCGACCCGATTGTTCCTGGTGGAAAACCATTGTTTATTGTTTCTCCGCAAACCTATGCGAAGGAACGCATCACCAATTCTCTCGTGAAGTTCCGGAGCTTTCAGTATAAGTCTGACTTTACTGCGCCGCCTCCAACGAAAGGAAAGGTCCCCGCGGCAGCAGCGTCGAAATATACCAATGAGAAGAATGTTGCGAAGTTTGTGGAGAAGATTACGGATGATAAGACGGGGAAAGTTCGAGAGAATATCCATACGTATTACATGCCGACCAACCGCGAAATGCTCGATATCGCAAAGGAAGTTGGGTTTACAGTAACCGGACAGGTGGATTTGGTTCATGTGCTGAATGAGTTTCAGTATTTGTTTATTCTTAAGAAGGTCGCGTAAGTGCGAAGCACTGGAGCAACGAAGTTCGCGTAATGATAATGAAACCACGAAGCAACGAAACCCGCGTCGGCGCGGTTCACATTTTGTAACTTGATAATATAATGATTGAATCTCTCGGAATCAACCTTACACTTCCGAACTTCTTTATCCATTATATTATCGCCATTCTATGCGCCGCATTCATCCTTTGTATTGGTGTATTGAAATTCAAATACTTATACTGGTATAGCCAACCCATCACATTTCGATTTACATTGCGCCGGTGGTTCCGCGGTGGCGGCGGCGGCGAGAAATGGAATACAAGTATCATGACGCCACTGAAGCGCAGCAACCATGACATCGTCAATCCAATCCAATCTCTCGACGTAGGTCAACATAAAGCAATCATTTATCCATTTATACACTATGTAAATTATGACAACATCACGGTATATCGCATCCGAACCAGTGTTGCCGAGAATGAACTACAACCGTCATTCGAGAGAATTGCCGAATTTCTATCTCGTAAAGACTCCGAAATTGACGCGCCATATCGGCATATTCGAGAGATTGGATTCATCCGACCGTGTATCCCATACGATACACTACAACTTATTCTCTCGGAGAACACGTTTGGACTCTCGGTATTCATCGGGGTGATGACAACGATTACGAGTGCTGCCTCCGATGCCGCCGCATCAATCAAAGGCGTGTCGATTTTAACACCACGTATTATGCTTTCCTTTACACGGAGTCACACCATTCATCGGTCGGTATCGATTTATGTATGCGAACATTTGGCGTGGGCGAGGTATATCACCACCGAGAGAGAATCTCTCGAACTACTCGAAACAACCGAATATATTCAGAAGTCTCGAGAGATTGCGGGAGAACAAACATTATACCGTTACCATGAAATTCCTGGATTTGTCATTCCATTCACGACAGTTTATACGTATGCGCTATCGCTATCGCTATCTCTCGACGCGAGGGCAACATCCGGCGCTACATCCGTCATCAAAGTATCGTCGACCAATTTCGCCCTTTTTTATGCGTTTATAAATGAATGTTCGAGAGATTTCCAGTGTTGTATCTTCCATGAAATCACTCATCTCCAACATCTCGTTCAACATGGAGTCTATCATATTTATATGCTGATGATGAATCAAACGCGAGTATTGGCGGTGTATGTCTTTGCGCCTTCTTGGAACCACTGTGTTCCAGAATCTCTCGACACGCAGTATCTGTCGTCGTCTTCGAAGCGACCAACACGGCGACCAACACGGCGACGAACACGCGGAAATCGTATCGATGAACTTCATCGACATATCGCAGAAACATCCACCGCGTTAGTGAAATATTTACCTCCCGTTATACCGCCCAAATATGACGCATTTGGAAAACGGGTATCACATACCTCCATGGCGGCGTCATCGACGATATCCACATCGTTTGGACCTGAAATTCTGTATTGTATTTCATCGGTGTGTCACAAGACGTTATGCGCGTCAGATGATTTCGTTCGCGGATTTTATACGTCCGTGTCAATGTTACGGGAATGTCGAGGTGTTGGCGCCGGTTCCACCCACGCTGCTGCGACAATGATACTCGTCGATACTATCGCACATAATTATCGTATCATTGACAATGCGGTGTTGAATTCCGCGCCGGTAATATGGAAGAATAAATGGTATTACATTCTCTATAATGCCATTATACACGAAGAAACGTTGTGTAAGGATATACTGATTATGTGACGTGTATTGATTTCGATACACCTTATCGCCGATAATACGCGGTTTTTGCCCTACCACCAAACATCCCGAATGCGCCACGTCCGCTGCCGCTGCCACCCCCGCCGCCACCAGCAGCGCGCGTAAATGTATCCACCACAAATATGATGAATACGCCTAAAAAGCAATACAATACGAGTTCTTCGATGACGTGTCCGGTTTTTTCATCCTTCTTCTCCTCTAACATGTGAATAATATAGTTGAGTTTCTCGATGAGTGCGGTATTTGTGCCAGATGCGCCAGCAGCGCCATTCGCGCTTAACTGTGAAGCCAGTGATTCCGCGTAAGGAACAAATTGCTCGTAGTATTGTGATGCGTATGTGCTGGATTTCGCATTTGTGCTAAATGTATCGGGTTTTACGGACGACGACCCATTTGCGCCCTTTTGTGCGCCAGCAATACCGGTGAGTTTCTCGAAATAGGGGGATGATGATGCCGCCGCCGCAATTGCCGGTTCCATTCCTTCCAATAATGTGGATGAATACGAACTCGTCGGATTTAGGGAATTCATTTGGGTCGTTTTGCGGACAACGCCGCCTCCTGCGCCGGCAATATTGCTAGATTGAGATACATTGGTCGCATAAACACCCATCCCTTGCGCGGGATACGATGGAAGAATGGAATCATCCTCTTCGACATCGCTGTCTTCCCCTCCTTTGCGATGGATATTTTCAATATAGTCCTTGATTTGTTTGATTTTTTGACCGGCTTGTTGGACGATACCTCCATTCGTTCCATTTTCGTTTGTAATTCCGCTGATGGAGCCATTCGGCGATTGTAATAATCCACGTTCAGATGATTCTTGATTGCGCGGTATCTTTAGGGTTCTATTCCGGATGCCGCCACCATTGCCGCCATTGCCGCCATTGCCGCCGCCGCCACCACCGCCTCCATTTCGGCGATTGTTTATTTTTGAATTGCCACTTCCATTATTATTATTACTTTCAGTATATTCCGAAAAACCTAAAGATGACATATTCTCCTATAAAAAAATGAGATTTTATTTCGAGAAGTAATTGTTACATACGAAAAATATATTAGTTATGTATATAAGACGAAAATGGTGAAAATCAGCAAGGAACTTACTTTAGGTGTTTTACTGGTGGTGATTATTATTATGGTTCTTAAACCCAACGTTCTCGGGTTTTTGTATAATAACATTTTAGGCAAACTTATCTTTGTTGCTGCCGTTGTGTTTCTCTCATTGAAACATACTGCTGCTGGTTTGCTTGCGGTTGTTTTTGTGGCACTCGTTGCGTCCATGAGCGGCTACCACGGTTTTGAGGGTATGGAAGTTCCCGATGACAATAATGAGGAGAAGAAGTGCGAAGGCGACAACTGCGACTCGGATGAGAGCAACAAGGAAGGTGCCGATACCCAGAAGAAGCCCGATGTCGTCGCTGATATTGAGAAGAAGTTGAAGGCCAAGTAAATCGACACTCACAAGCAATACGTATACATGATTTCGTATATACGTATTGGTGTGTATTCCCCGCAATGAATTATATCTATGGTAATAATAGTAGAATCGTATGGATATTCAATATTACATACAGTATATTGTATCGTGGTTTTATCATAATGTCATACAAACTGAAACGTCATATGCTTTATTACGAATATTTATAATTATCGCATTGGTATCACTCGTCGTGTATCAACACTATCTCTTATTTCTTTTGTTGTGTATGGTTGTTCTGTATTTCGAATGTATGCGAAACGATGATGGACCGATTCAACGCCTATTCGATGAACTCGTGGTCCATACGTCCGGACATCGGACCGTCGCGAAAGATGAACTCACGACCGGTGTTTCCGTCGGTCAGGAGGGGTTTTCGATTGGACCCGTGAAAATTATACGCGGTGACGACTCGGGAACAGACCACCGACGTTCCAATAAATTCATCGAGGATGATAGTCTGACCTTCACGGATAAGTATTTCAAATCGAAACGATGCTCGATTGGGAGTGGAATGGGCGCGGTTACGATGTTTGGAAGCAACGAACTTATCGGTTCGCGACAAGGCAAGGTGAATTCGACATACGACTACGCGGGCAAATGGACGCCGAATGATTCCAGCGGCAGTTCTGAAATGCGGTTTATTTACTTTAAAGAGTGCGTATACGACCCAATCTACCGCGATGATTTTCGCATCTATAAAACCAATGTGGCGAAAAATGTGAATGAAAGCATTATTGATATCTCGATGTGTCTCTCGCGATTCAATACTGCGGTATTATTCAATACCAAATCGGAAATTGGAAACGATTTCAGTTCGAAATTGTCGTCGTCGTCATCATCCGGCGCGTCATCCGGCGCGTCTGGCGCAGCTGGAACCGGATTTCAATATGTATCTCTCATCAACGGCAGGGACAATAATGACAAACTACAAAATATCGATACGCTCTCAACCATGGATAATAAAACCGACCGAATGTATTCGAATCTACTGAAAACGACAAACAGTGATGACGCATTAAAGAAAGATTACGGATTGAAACAGCGGTATCTCGATACATACGGCAAAGTGTATGGATACAGGAAACGAATTGATAAAATCCTCGCAACCATGCGCGCGCAAGTCAAAAACGACTCGTCGTTATTATATACGATTCGAGTGAGTGAATCCGTCGTCCAAGAACTGCGAATGATATTGGGATACCTGGCGTTACTACAGCGGACCAGTGATATCATCGCATTTGAACGGACAGGTGTGAAAATCGGCGCGGATATCGGCATTTGGACGAATGTATCGAAGACCATTACCGCAAACGCAAATACGATTGGACCGTTTATGATTGCGAACACGGATTTACACTTGAAAATAAGCGGCAATAACAATCTTTTCAAAATACCTCTCGATGACAGCACGTATAACACCAATGATGAAATGCGCTATTTGTATGGAATTACGTATTACTTCGACAAAGTTGTAAGCACAACACCGTACGATTAGCTTGATGAACTGAAATTTTTATATCCGAAATATATATCAGAATCATACGAATCATCCGAATCATCCGAATCATTTGAATCAATGAAGTTACGAACCATTGTGATTTTAGTCTTAATGATGTCGATTGTGCTTTTGACGTCAGCATTCGGCGCATACCAACACAGTCTAAACCGAATCGACGACCAACCGCATCACGCAAAAGGTAAAGACAAAGACAGACATTCCAAAGATATTGTTGGCGCTTCTGGTGCGGGTTCATCTTACAAGCACAGTAAATCGCACTTGGATGTTTCAGAGAAAGCCAACGGTCCGTATGTCAAGGACGGGTCCAACACGTATCGCGGGAAGGCGATTGGATATGAACTTCACGATTCAGATAGCGAGGGCGACTCTGACTCCGACTCTGACGCGGACAACGAACCCAAGACCGAATTTCAGAAGAAGATGAAATACATTTCGAAGATGTTTGAAGAGATATTTAGTAAATGGAAATCACAGGAACCAATAATGGCACCGAGTGGTATCGAAGAAAATCATGACAACCCGGAAACAATGGAAGGGTTCAAAATCCGCGAAAAGTTCAAGAAAGGGGTGCGTCAGGGAATGCGGAAGTTGAAAAATGCGTTTCGTGGTCGAACGAATTCGTAATTGTAATCCTTGGTTTCACTGGCACATTCGCATGAAATAATTCTCTATGGTAATAATAGTGTATCATGTCGAAAAAAAATAGGTCATTCAAAAATAAAGGTAGCAGCGGAAGTCGTATCGCGCAAAGCGCAGGTTCACCTGGTTCCGGCGGTTCCGCATCCGCACCGCAAGCGGGT